ATAAAGTTTGACGCACTTCCTGTTACGTATTCAAAACCTTTTGATTTAGCTCTTCCTATTTGAGGAACTGACACACCATTTGTAGATTGAGCAGTACCACGTGAACTTGTTGCAGTATCAAATAAAGAAACTGCTTTATAAACTTCTGTTGGTCCTTCTGCTGTTGTTGAAACATCAGGCGAACCATAAACATTGGTTACATTAACATAATTTTGAACATCAAATCTTGTATTAAAGTTTTGTTGTGTATCAAAACTTCTTGCTTTATTAATTTCTATAAATGTTGTACCAAGTGTTTCAATTTCATAACCTTTTACATATGCTTTACCTGGTGATAATCCTAATGCTAATTTTGTAGCGTCACCACCATTACCTGAAGTATAGATACCTCTATTGTTACCAGAAATTAAATGTTCTCTTACATCTAAATCAAATTCTCTTACTGTGTAATCACCTGATTCGTCAAACGTTCTACGAGCAAATGTATCTTCTAATACAGCGTATTCTGTACTTCTAACTTGATTGGTTCTTACACCGTTTTCTAATCTTAATAATTCAACAAAGTCAGCATCTTCTGTACTTGTTAATGTTCTTTTAGCTAAAGTTAAATTAATTTTAAATCTATGAGCACCAGGAGCGTTAACGTTAGATGAACCCGCAGCGTTATCATTTAAACTTGCGTCATCATTTGGTGTTATAAATGATTCTGTAAAGGTTACACCAACTCGATACGAAGGCGTATTTGTATATTTGTCTAAAACTATTGTTTGTGCGTCAACAGATACAAAGAAACCATTAATGTAGTAAACACCCGCCTCAATAGAAGCAGCAGAACCTGTTGCTGTTGTATCAACAACACAAGATAAAGAAACACTATCACTGTTTGTTCCTGTTAATGTTTCACCATCTGTAAATGATGTTTCTGTTTTAGAAGTACCAGAATCTGTATATTTTACGTATAACGTATTTGGATCAGTACCATCTGTCGTAACTCTATTAATAACTACAGCTTTTACACCTGAACTACCACCTGTTAAAACTGTACCTGTTGTAAATTGAGCAAGAGTATTACCACTTCCTAAACTTGTTAACTTAACTGCGTAGTAATTAAGATCAAACGAAATCTCACCTGGAATAACCATTGCTCCTTTTTCAAAGATATGATCTCCAAATCTTTCAATTTGATTTTGTAAGATTGTTTGTGATTGTGTTAACTCTCTTGCCTGTACAGCAAACGCTGGTCTAAAAAGAACTCTATGGAACTTTTTACTTTCCGTAAAGTCATCATAGTAAGGCGAGAGATTAAAGTCAGTTGGACTTGGCATTTATTCCTCTCTAAAACTCAATTATTAATTTTACGTTCTCCGTTTGATCCGAAGCTCTTGTTATAGGTGATCTGTTTTCAACGTATATTATATCTCCAGTATCAGCATCAATTTCAGAACTTGCGTATCCAGCTGTAAATGCAACACTATCCACTGTTGTAGTTGAACTTGATGGAGTTGCTGTCACACTTGAACTTTGTCCCGTAATTGTATTTGTACCAGAAAATGCTGTTAAATTACCATTACTATCTACACCGTGATCGTTAAATCTTGTTTGTATGTAATATAAAATATTGTTTGAACTATCCCATTCTACTACTTTACCAACTGCACCAGTTGTTGCTTGATTAATTTCTTCATCAACTGTAAAGTTACCTGATGGACTTGTTACTAATATTGCTTTTGTTCCTCTTAAAGTTGTTGCTGTTGCAGAAGAACCTGAAGCGTCAGGATCTCTCATCAACATAACTCGTCTAAAATCATTTGCAGTTGTAAAGTCACCAGAATTTGCTGCCTCACTTGCTTCAAAGTTAGTATTTAACATAACGTAAAAACCACCTAACTCTTTTACTGCATTAAAACCGTGTCCACCTTTTGGTTCAATAATACAATCTAATTCTGATCCAGATAAACCTGTAGCACCAGCTGAAACTATATCAGCATTTCTAATATAACCAAAAGTATAACCTGAACCTGCGTTTGTTACTGTCACAGCAGAAATAGCTCCTGAAGTTACAGTTACCGAAACTGTACCTGATGAACCATCTCCTCTAATTGCGATACCTGTATGTGTTCCATCAGTACCACCTGTTCCAGCAGATTTAATTTTTACAATGTTAATTGCACCATCAACAGCAGCAGTTGATACTGTACTATCTGTGGATACGTGCATAAAATCTGTAGATAAAAAGTTTGTTTGTTCTGAAGCTGTTAATGAATACATAAATTTCCATTTATATCCATCTCCAGTTTCCTGAATTGTTGTTAATGTTGTTGTTGGTTCTACTGTAGATGCAGCTCCACCATTATTGTCTAAACATTTATAAACGTTAAAAGTAGAACTCATCACATAAAAGGTAGAATCCCATAAAGTAGAAGCACCACTATCTGATGTTTGAGTGGTTGTTGTACCTGTAATTCTATTTCCGTAATCGTGTCTATAATAATCATAGACTGTACCTGTTGTCCAATTTCTTCTTGGTATAACATATGATACATCTGAACTTGTTACTCTTTTAGCGGCTAGTAAATCGTCAAAGTAATAAAATTCGTCTTGTACCGAATCAACTGGTGTAAGAGGAGAAGCATCTGTTCCCTCGTTAGTTGTTCTACTATCGCCTCTGGTTAGTGTACCAAAAGCTTGAGGTCTACCAATACCCATATAATAGACATTTGGTGTCGCCTCTGAAAATGATTCACTAAACTGTTCTGCGTTGTGAATACGAAATTTATTTGTTACGATTGCCGCCATTTTTTATTCCTTTTTATTATTTATAACCTCTTTCAAACATTATTATTGATACTTATATCTTATTACAACGATTCCTTTACCACCGTTTCCACCTAAAGCTCCTCCTGGATTGTAATCACTAACTCCTCCACCGCCACCACCAGTATTAGCTGTTCCTGGATTACCTGGTCCAGCACCAGAAGCAGGTGTTATACCATTTCCACCACCACCTAGACCACCAGTTCCTGCTGTTCTTCCTGTAGGGGCATTAGCATTACCATTTCCTCCTCCACCACCACCAGCAAAATATTGTACACTAGCAGAACATTCACCATTACCAGCACCAAATCCTGTTATACCTGCGCCAGCACCACCATTACCTGCATTAGCTGGAACTGGAGAACTTGCTGCACCAACTGCTATAGCTCCACCACCTCCTCCACCTGAAGAACAACCACTATTTCCACCATTATTTCCTTGTGAAGGACTTGTTGGAGGTGTATTACCTGATCCTGCTGTACTTCCATTATCTCCACCGCCACCAGAACCACCTGGTTGACCGTTACCATTTGGGTCTCCTCTACCACCTCTTCCACCACCCGTTGAAGTAATAGTTGAAAAACTTGAATTTGAACCACTTGTCCATCCTGAAGGACCAGTTCCAGCAGATCCACCTCCTCCAACTGAAATTGGATATGTTGTAGCTGTAACTGTAATACCTGCTGGGGCATTTAGAGGGGCTCCTGGACCTGATTGAGGATTACAAGTAGGATTAGCATAAAATCTAAATCCTCCAGCACCACCTCCTCCAGAAATTCCATCACCACCATTTGTAGAAGGACCGGATCCTCCACCAGCAACTACTAGATAATCTACAACATTAGGAGCACCAACTGCTGTTTGTGAAACAACAAAACAACCGTCACCTGTGAATGTATGAATTTTGAAATTACCTGATGTTGTTACTGTACCACCAGTAGCAGTTATATATGTAACACCATAACTTGCTGAAGCGTCATCAAAGACTGCTCTCCAACCTTGTGTTGCGTCTATGTAAACAAATCTTACATTTAATCTATTGGTAGAAAGTGTAGCATCATAAGCAGTATTATCAATATTACTTCCGTTTCTTCCAACTGTTACATTGTTTGTTCCAAAAGTACCAGCGTAGTCAACGATTGTAACTTCATCACCTTGAGATGGTGAACTTGGTAAATTAATTGTGTGTGTGTTTGAAGTTGTGTCAATAAAATAACCTTCTCCAGCACTTGCTGTGTTTGAACCTCCAGCAGCAGTAATAACTGATTGCCAGTCTGTACCAGCAACGATTGTACCACTTGCTCCAAGAGCAATTGTAGTACCGTTAATTGTAATTCCTGTATTAGCCAATCTATCATTTGCGATTGTACCTGGTGCGATTTGTCCACTTACGATACCAGCAGTTGGACTAATTTGAGTTGTTGTGATTGCTCCAGGAGCTATATTTGGAGCGCCAACAGCGGCAGGTCCTATTAAAGGTGCTGTGATAGCAGCTGGACCTATATTTGGTGCTGTAATTGTGGCAGGCGCAATATTAGAGCCTTCGACAGTAGCAGGAGCAATATTTGATCCTTGTACAGTGGCAGGAGCAATTAATGTTCCTGTAATTGTTCCAGGCGAAATGTTTGAAGCAGATACCGTGCCTGGAGCGATTTTATCGCTAGTAACTGCTCCTGGTGTAATATTCGATTCTTTTATTCTATTGGCCATTTGTTAAAACTCCTTAATCGTTATAGCATCTGCATTTGCGGGTGCTGTACCAAAAGTTAGTGTTGTTCCTGATACCGTATAATCGGTTGTGGGTCTTTGTAAAACCCCATTCAAAAATACCATAACGCTATCTACATCATTATTTATATTAGTTAAAGTAAACGCTTGAGTAGAACCATCACCTGTAGCATTAGTAGTTGTTGGTTTTAACGCCAGTGTACCAGCGACTGCTGGAACGACTACGGTAACACTTCCACCACCATAATTGGCGTGGGGTGAGGCTTGAATTTGTGTATAATGTGCGTTTCCGACTTCACAATATAGTTTAATTTGAGATTCACTACCATCATTTTTTAAGTCAACTATACCAGATTGTAAAGTAATTCTATCATTACCACCTATTTTAATGTCAATCTGATCGTCTGTGTCTGCTGTAATAGAAGTATCAGCGTCAGCGTCTAATATTAACTCACTGGCGTTTAAATCTAAACTTGTTCCTATAATCGCTGAAGTTAAAGTCTTATTTGTTAATGTATCAGTAGTGGCTCTACCTACGACTGTATCTGTGGCGTTTGGAAATGTTAAACTATAAAGAGTTGTACCATTACCTAATTTTGTATATAATTCATTAAAGTTATCGTTTGTTATATCACCGCCGGCTCGTATAGTTGAACCAGTACCGTCATCAGCGATTGTTCCGATATTAATTGTTTGTTTTGCCATTGATTCTCTCTAAACTTTCTAATATTTATACATCATCTGTTAAAATGTTTTGTCAAAAGTGAAACTAGTATCATCAAAAGTCGTACTTGTTCTATCAAAAGTAAATCCAGGTAATGTCGCTTTAATTTGTGTCGGCCAAGTAATATAAGTCTTTAGATTATCATTATTTAAATCTCTTATTTGAGCAACTTCGCCGTTTAGACTTGTACTATTTAATCCAATTAATCTATGATTAGCCAAATTTTCTAAAGTTAAAGGTTGTACTAAAGTTGTTGTTCCTGGACCTGATCCTGTGTAGGCACCTGATTGAACGTTAGGGTGACCACCACCAAACATACTTGTAAACGCAGAGTCATCATCATTTAACGATAATGATTTCATACGAGGACCAGCATAAGTATAACCAAACTTTAATTCTTCACCACGTACATCTATTCGTGCAATACTTGGGAAAGATATTTTCATCTTTCTTGTTAAAGTTAAATCTCTTGTATTTGGTGTAAAATGTTCACTTGTTGAATCATCAAAATCTGGATCAACACCTAATTCAGGATTTGCTCTTAACGTTGTACCATCATCTTCTGTACCTAATCTTCTACCAAAGATAGTTGAGAATAAAGTATTGATGATTAACGCTGGACCAGAGTAATCTATTCCTGTATTGATACCTGTAATACTTTGTATCTGTGCACTAACCTGTGTTGCAATATCAACTTGTCCTGTAATATAAAATCCAGCTGTGTGTACTGTTTTCTTAAATGAATCTCTCCAGTCATTAATTGTACGACCAACTTTGATAACATAAGAGAAGTCTTGGTAGTATAAACTATCTTGTATTCTCATTGAGTCTTCAGAAACGTGACCATCTTGGTTTATAAATCTACCGTCTGTGTCTATAACTGAACCAACTGTAACACTTGCTAATGATAAATCATTTTTCTTAATAGTTGCAGTTGCGCCACCATCTGCTGTTAAAGAACTATTTTCAGCAAAAGTTCCTGATGGACTTGAAACTTTTAACACACCTGTATTAGCGTTATAAGATACGACTGTCGCTGTAACTGCTGTTGAACTTATATCAACACCTGTTACTGTTTCACCAATTGTAAATGAACCTGATAGATTTGAAATAATTAAATAACTCGGTAAAGATAATGTTGGTGGTGTAGGTGATGCTTCATAACCAGCACCCGTTTCTACAATTTTTAATCCTAAAACTCTACCAATTTCTGATCCGTATGCATAAACAACAGCGCCAGAACCATTTGTATCATCAACTTCAACAACTGGTAATGATTGATAATTGTTTCCACTTGTTACAACACGTATGTCAGTAATGTCTCCTGAACCTGTACCACTTTCTTGTACAATTTTATTTCCTGTATAAGTATCACCTCTTGTTGTTTCATCTTCTAGTACAATATGATCTTCTGTTGTTGATGATGAAGTTTCTTGTGTTAAACCTCCATTTACAACTGATACTTTTGCTCTCGCTGATCCTCCACCAGTTCCTGTGTTTGTAAAAATAATATCATCACCTATTACATAACCTGAACCTGGATTGTCAATAACAAACTCTGTTATTCCACCACGACCTACAGCATCGACTTGAACAATAGCACCTTGACCTCCACCAGTAACTGTAATAGCATCTGTTTCATTATATAAACTTCCATCATTTGAAATAGAAACAACTGATGGTAAACCTGTAATAGTTGCTTTTATAAAAATATCGTCATCATCTGATGCCGTACCTCTTATAACTTCGCTAGTTTGAAAAGTACCTAGAATTGATTCTTCATTTAAAATAAATTCAGAAACTTGATTTGCACCTATTTGAAATTTAAAAATGTTTTCTACAATTGCAGTGGCACCCGAAGTTTCACCTTCTATTGTACGACCAATTAAATCTGACGTGTCACCAATAGTAGCAATTGCTCTTAATATCTTATTTGTATCCCACTTACCATCTGATACTCTTAATACTTGTTCTCTTGGATAAATTGTTTCTGATTCTAAACCAAATAACAATCTAAAAAATAATTGATGACCTCTATTTGTACCTTTTGCTCTATAAAGTGATTTTACATTTTTAATTAATTTTCTTTTATCAACACCATTACTTAATGTTTCTGGTAAAGTGTTTAAAAATTCATTTCTAAATTTTGTTAAAAAATTTGATATTGCTTTATCAGGATCTCTAAAATTTAATAACTCTTGTATATTAGTAACTGGATTGGGTTTATAATTATTAATAATCGCTGTTGCATTAGAACTAGCACCTACAATACTTTCACCAATAATAAATTTATCTTGTGCTGAAATAAAAAGTCTATTGTTATCTAAATCTTCAGCAAGTACAGTTGCAGTTGCATTTGAAGTTTGACCTGTAACTATTTCACCTCTTGTAAATTTACCAAAGGCTGAACTTTCTAAAAGTATTTTATCTCCAGCATCTAATTGTGTTCTATCAGTATCAATACGAGAACCATCTAAAATTAATTCGTTCTCTTGTGCTGTTTCTGTTTCTAATTGAATACCATCTGTTGTTTGAACCGAAGTTACACCTAACTCCGCAGATTCCATAAATGTGTAATAAGATTTTACAAACTCTAAAAATTTAGGGTGTTGTTCTAATACGAACTCTGGAACCTGTTGATTTATCAGGTTAGATATTTTGTCTGTGAACTTTGCCATTAGTAGTTAGATGTTGTTGTATAACCTATACCAGCATCAGCAGAACCACCAACAAAGGTATCTGCCTCTACTGTGATTAATGAATTTGCTGTATCAATATCTAAAATCTGATCTCTAACTGGAACTATATCGTATGACGCTGGTTCTACAGTAATTTCAATTACAGTAGATGAAGCACCTCTTATATTTTCAACTGACGCAACGGTTAAAGAGTTAATTGTGATTTGACCTGTAGCGTAATTAACTGTTCCTTGAGTATTATTTACATATGTTCTTACTGAACCTACAAAATAATATCTTCTAATATTTCCATTACCATCATCATCAAGGAAATAAACATTTGTATCATTTGGAACTTTAAAACCTGATGTTGTGATTACACCACCTGTACCAGATTTATGACCTGCGTGTGGATTGTAAATACCATTTCTAAAATAAATGTCATATCTTGTAGATGAACTTAAAGTTGGTGTAAATGTTTTTCTAATTTTTAAACTTGTAACGTTTGATAAAATACTTGTATCAACATCATCAATTAAACCTGTAAGTTTTGAATGTCTAAACACACCATCAAACTTTTGTAAAGTGTTTGTATTATAGTTTGTAATAGCTGTTGTGATTTCTGATTTTATAGTTTCAGAAGTTTTTGTTGTTGATCTTTCATCAAATTTAACATTTGATGTTAAAATAATTGAAGTTGTTTCAGGATCAACAATCTCTGGTCTTACAGAAGCTACATTGTATTGTTGTAATTGTGTCTTAATACTTTCTTTTGTAGCATTTGTTAAAGTAGAACCTGACGCTGCTTTAATCGCAATCTTTACTACACCATAAACTGGAGTTTCATCATCTTCTCCACCCCACGCTGAAACTGATTGTGCGTTTGGATATAATTCTTGTACAAGTGTTTCGTAATCACTTGTTGTAACTGCTCTATCTTGTCTAGCATATTGTAATGGTGCGTTATATCTTATTGACTCTTTTGATTGAGCTTCTGCGCCGCCTTGAGCACTTGATACAGTAGATATAGTAACGTTTGTAAATCCACCTACACTACCTGATAATGTAAAAGTAGAAGCACCATTTGCTTCAGCTTTGTTTGTAACAATATATTCTAAAATAACAATGTTACCATCATCTAAAGATTTACCAACAACACCATCTCCAAAATAAACTTCAAACTTACCATCTTCACCTTCTTGTAAAAAATAAACTTTTGATGTGTTATCTAAAGTAGTAAAACCTGTTGCCTTTGACCAAGTCGCTACTGTTGTATCAGAAACTGAATTTTGTACTTGTACTCTTAAAGTAGATGTATCAGCATTAACACTAGGAATAATAAATCTTTGATCTGGATCAGAAGTATCTGTTGTATATTTAAATGTTACTAAAGTACCTTCATAAATTGGAATATTTGAAAATTGATAAACACCTGAACTTGGTGTAATTGTGTGAGATGCATTTGTTACAAATTGATATGTTGTTCCATCTACTGTTGTAGTAAAGGTTGTTCCTTTTCCCATAGTGACAGAAGTTCCACTTGCGTTGTTAACTAAAATGTTAATCGAAGCTGTTGGTGCTTTAGGTGATGTTGGTGTGTAACCTAACATCTTTGCTAATGACACAATATTTTTTCTAATGTCAGCACTGTCAAGGTACATTTCATTTGCCAACATATTAGCATTGAAACCTAGGTAATGTGTATTGTAAGCAAGAACATCTAAAAGAACAGCAAAACCAGAACCTTCAAAATCATAATCTTGGAACTCTGATTGATTTTGTAAAAATGTTTTTAGATTACTTTTTATATTATCAAAATCTAATTCTGATACTTCTAATTTATTACTTGCCATCTTATCTTAATCTTTCTAAAAATGTTTCTACTGTAATAGGATTAATTATTCCTATAACATAAAAACTAATTGAAACTGCATATCTATTTCTATCAATATCAGGTTTTGCTAAAATTTGTACTAGTTTAATTCTTGGTTCAAAATTATTTAAAACTTCTTCTATCTTTCTTTGTAAGTTTAGAGAAGTCAATGGTGTAACTGGTTCAAATAATAACGCTCTTACATTTCCACCAATCTCTGGATGGAATGGTCTTTCAAAGTGATTAGTTTGAATTAAATTTCTAACACTTCTTTTAACTGCCTCAGCATCAGTCAATCTATTTACATCATTTGTTACAGTATTACGTCCAAAATCTAAATCCAAATCTTTATAGATTCGATTTGCTCTTTTTGACTTATTAGATACGTTTTCTACACTATAACTAGGCATAACAATATTTATACACTATCCCGCAAAAACATTTGGAGAACCTTGAGCAACACTTGTACAACCAGATATACTATCACCTACACGCCCACAACCCTTTCCATTAATAAAAACAGTAGTTGAACCTGTCGCAATAGGTGCTGAATGTGAAGGACAAGGAACTCCTGGTAATAAATGTGATGTATTATTATCACCTTGACGAGAAATCCCTATGCCATTTACTCTTACGTTTGAAGATCCTTGAGCTCTTGTCATTCCTGAACAATGAGCAACATCTGCGTCTCCTATTCTAGTTATTGCTGGCACGTGACATTAACTCCTTTAAGTAATCATTAAACTTTGACATTTGATTATGTTGTTCTTCTGTATGTGGTTCAGGTGGATAATCGGGTTTAAATGATATTAAGTGTTCAAACTGATTTGGAATATCATTATAACTTTGATATTTCTCTAGTTTACCATTTCTTCGAATGACAAACTCACCATATAACATTAAACTCTTCCTTGACCAACGTATGCTTTAAAACTTCTTTTAAAAGACTTATTAGGACTTTTAGAATGTCTGCCTCTTCTCTTTTTTCTAGTAGACCCTCTAAAATTTGAAACTCCTAATGATGATTTTTTAGCCATTTTTATGCTCCATTAAATGAATCATAGTCCATTGAGTTAACTTTTGCTTTTTCTTCGTGTCTACAGTTTCCGCAACACTCAATTTTGTATTTTTCACCAAATTCGTTTGTTACTTCTTGTTTACATTTACCTCCACAGTGGCACTCGTGTCCGCAATTTTGACAATTTTTCATTATTTTTCCTTTTTTATAATATTTATGTTAAAAATTACAACTTGCTGTCGCCGTTGTTGTTCCATTTTTAATCGAATCAACTATTTTTTCTTCAGTATTCATTTTTTTATCATTTGATTCGGTTTTTTCACTTGTTTTTACTTCAATTTTTGGGAAAATTTTACAATTTTCAAGGTTTTTTACACAACCAGAACAAAACGTGAACAAAAAAAGTAAAAAAATGACTAAAAATAAGGGTTTTTTATGCATATTTTTTTGGTTTAACCTATTGACAATCGTA